TAGCAGATACTAATTCAATCATAAGAGCTTATCTGGCAACTAGCACAACCTTAACCACATTGGTCGGTGCTAGAATATATTGCCCTAGATTACCTGAAAACGCAACCTTGCCAGCGGTGTCATTCTTTAATAGAGGTGGTGCGTCAACTCCTTACATACCGGGATACCTAGACCCCAGTATTCAATTCGATTGCTGGGCACATGACCCAGTGGAAGCCCGTAAGGTTTACCGGGCTGTGTATGATTCGTTACAAGGAATTCAGAATACCTCAGTAGCAAGCCCAGCCCATGTTATTGGAACTGACTCAAACGATTATAATTGCATTCTAGCACATACCTCAAATGGAAGAAATAAACCCATCACCGGAACTTTAACGGCTACTTATTGGGTAGCTACTGGTGGAACCGGAGTAGGGTCAACGTGGATATCAGGACAGTCTTATAGGCCGACATACGATATTCTATCAGCTATAGAGGAGGTGCAAGGACAAGATTTAGTTGACGAGTCAATCCCCAACTATTTCAGAACATTATCGTTCTTTCGGGTAACTATCCGTGCAGAGTAGCTTTGACGAACTGAGAGCCAAATCTGGGCGTTTATATAATAAATCAATAGTATCTATAGGGGGTAAGTAAATGGATAAGGAAAAGAAGGTCGAGGAAAAGGTCAAACCAAAGATTCAACTCGACCCAAAACAACTTGCATCTCGCAAACGAGCTCATGAAGCTAAGGTTGCGAAATTCCTAGCAGGGGGTGAATTTTAATGACACAAACAATTTCCAATGTATTAACAGGAGTAGCAACGCTTGAGGTTAAAAGCCCTGACACTATGCGGGCTGAATGGTCTGAAGAGTTTGTTACTGAGGGTGACTATTCGGTAAAGTTATCTAAAGCAGCGGCAGGTGACTATGGTAGCACACATGTTCAAATCACACCTTCTGGTGCGGCTGCTGCACTGACTTGTAATGAGTGGACGAATCAAGCCGCAGCTTGGGGATATGACTATAGAAGATCTGTGACCGCAGGAGTGGCATGGTGGATTGGCATGGAGTGTCGCTTCTCTGATCCAGATAGTAATAGCTGGATTGATATAACTAGCACAGCTCCAGTTGTAGTAGGCGATGCAATCTGGGCTACTAGAACCTTTGCCCCTGGTGCTGATACCGCATACTATGGGGGTTGGTCTGAGTTGGATGGTTCATTCTCTAACTATACGCCGCAACAAATGGACGGTCTTGTAGCCGCTTGCTTTGCCGCTGGGGCTGGTGTTGGTTGTCCTAATCAGCATGCTGAAACTGATCTAACGACTTGGGTACTGACTAGGGTTAGATTAGAGTTATGGGAGACCGCTACTGAGCGACAGTGCTTTGTAGATAACATTCAACTTGAAGGCGTCACTTATAATCTGGAGCCAGGAGATGCCGAGACAGCCGGGATAAGGCTATCGTCTATGTTTACTGAGGTTGGCTATACCGAAGATGGTGTGACAGTGACCTATACCGATACTAGCAATCCCATAGAAGTCGAAGAAGAAACATTCCCGATTGACTGGGCATTAGATGCTGAGAGAGCTGAAGTGACCTGTAATATGGCTGAATCCTCACTCTATAATATGAGCATCGCAATGGGTGGGAGTGAACTATCTGGTAGTATCTTAAAACTTGGTGGGGGTACTATGAAAAAGCTCAGTATTCAGGTTAGGGCTATCAACCCAGCAAGTCATATTCGAGCAATTCTGATACCGTCATGTGTTGCTACTGGAGCAGTGGGTATGCCTTATACCAAGGGTGCTAAGACTGTAGTGCCTGTAACCTTCCAAGCTCTGAAAACTACGGGTCATCTGGCAGTTAGTATTGTTGACAATGCTCTATAGGTAGACTAGAAAGGAGATAAAATGGAAAGAAGCGAAGAAGATAAAATCCTTCAAGCTCCTCTTAAAGTAACATTGGGGGACGTAGAATATTCTATTGCCCCCTTAGTTATCAAGGAATCAAGGGAGTGGAAGAAGAAGGTAATTAAACTAATAGCACCACTCCCCAAACTAGCAGAGACGGCACTAGATACACCGGAGTCGTTTGAGCAAGCATTGACTACTACTTTGATTTCAATGCCAGAAGAAGTAACCGAATTATTCTTTCAATATGCCAAGGGACTTGATCGAGATAACATCGAATCTACCACTACTGACCATGAGTTATCCCAGGCATTCAAGGAGGTCATCGCGTTTGCATTCCCTTTAGCGGAGAATGCACCGGACATTCTGGCGAGGCTGATGAAGAAGCCCCAATAGGTGATATGTTTGAACTCATGATGGTTGAATGGCACGTTACACCAGACTATGTTGTAAACAACTGGACGGAGGAACTCTTTAGCTTAATGATCGAGAAATTGATAAAACGAAGCAAGCGAATATCAGGCACGATTCCTAATAATACAGTTAGCGCAGAACTGTTGGCTGCACGGTCAAGGGGTATGATAGAGGTTAAGCATGGCGATTAGTCTAGGGGATGCTCTACTTAAATTAGGTGTAGATAAGGGCAACTTCGACAGAGACATGAAGGGCATAGGTGCGACTATACAGAAGCACCACAAAGCCATAGGTATCGCAATGACCGCTGTGGGAGCGGCGATTGTTGGTGGTCTTGCTATGTCTCTAAATGCTGCTGCTCAAGAGGAAGCTGGGATAGAACGTCTACGAATGGCTATGCAAAACGTGGGCATATCGTATGACGAGAATAGAGAGAAACTAGAGAAGTTAATCAATACTCAACAGCAAAAGACCGCTGTGGCTGATGATCAACAGAGAGCCGCCCTGTCTACATTAATAACAATGACTGGCAATTTAACAGAAGCTCAAGATTTACTTTCGCTGGCAATGGATGTTAGTGCCGGTACAGGAAAGGATTTATCCAGTGTAACCTCCACACTAGGTTATGCGTTGGCTGGTAACTGGGGTATGGTTAATAGGATGATCCCTGCTCTTGCTGAAGTGGAAAGTGCTGAAGAGAAGTGGGCGTTCCTGAGAGAGAAGTTCGCCGGGCAGGCTGAAGCCTATGGTGCAACCCTAGCCGGTCAAATGCAGTTGTTAAAAAATAATATGGGTGATGTTGCTGAAGCTATAGGAGGAGCCTTAGTGCCAGTAGTTACAGATTTATTTGAAAAAATAATGCCGCTCATAGAAGGCATTAAAGAGTGGATAACCGAAAACCCGTTCTTAACTAAAGTAATCGTCATCTTGGTTGGAGCCATTGGTGGGCTACTCTTAGTCTTTGGGCCGATGTTGATAATGCTCCCTCAGCTCACAGCTGCCTTTGGTATTTTAGGGGGAGTTATTACTACGGCAGTCATTCCGCCAATTATTGCCTTAGTGGGAATCGTTGCTCTGGCAGTAGCTGGCCTTGCGCTCTTAGGATTTGGGATTTATAAACTAATCAAACATCATACAGACTGGAATAGAATTATAGAGCAGTCTGAGAGACGGAACGAAGCTCTGGCAAGGTCTAATGGTAAGATAACCGAAGAAGTAGTTAAGGAAACTAAAGCCTATAACGAACTAAGGCGAGAGTATGGACAACTAACCGAGGAGGAAGAAGCCGCACTAGACAGAAGTGATGCCATAATAAAAGGAATAGAAGATGGCACTTATGCTTATAATGAATTGACTGGAGCATTGGAATTAACTGCTGAAGCCAGGGCAAACACTGTCGAGGCTCTAATGGCTGAGGCTGATGCTCAACACGCGTTGGTCGCAGAGGTTCAAGCTGAGATAGACAAGCGTAAAGAGTTAATGGGTATATTGGGTAAGCTCTACCCAGGTGGATTATCAGAGAAAGAATGGAATGAATTGATGAGAACAGGCTTCTTTGATACTCTCGGAGGAAGTACAGCTACCAGCCGGGCTACCGGCGCATCAGGTCTTGGGCTACAAACCGGAATACCAACGGCAAACATAACTATTGAGCTAGATGGTGAAACGATAGCCAGAAAGGTTGAAGCTCCTATAGTGGGTGATATTAGATTAAGTACAGGGGTGCATAGCTAATGGGCGACTTAGAGCATAAAGATGGTATATATACTGATAGACTAACCAAAGTAGAATATGAAAGCCTTACTGAGCATATAGTAACAGGTGGGGCGTTAAATGAATTTCTTATAGTACAAGCTGACGGGACACTAGCCCATAAGACGGCAGTCGAAGTTGGAGTTATTCTTGGTGCTATTGGTGGTGGCGTTTTTATAAGAATTGTAGGACACACTACTGATTATGCAGCAACTAAAATGCGTTTTGATTATTCTTCTGATTGGTATGAGCTTGATGCAACGGGAATTCATAAGATAAATGGAATAGCAATTAACCCATAAGGAGTTATAGATGCCATTTCCGTATAGTTGGCCTTTAATATGGGGGGTGCTTCCTTCTGCTCAGGTCTTAATGCAGGCAGATATTCAGAGACTAGTTAAGCATACTCTCTTAGTGCAAACTCGAATTGAAGAGCGGAGCACAGCCCAATTCTCTATCTATGACGATGACGGTTCGCAGGAATATACTCAGGGAGAGCCGGTATCTATTTGGGACCACGCTGATACCTGTATCTTTCGTGGATTCGTAGCTGACCCCGGCAAGGCTATAGTAGCCCCTCAAGGCGGGCTTTATCACCCTATCCGTTGTATGGATCAGCATTATTTAGCAGACAAAAGAAGATGTGCTGCTTCTTATACTGGGGAAACTTGCGGCTTTATGGTTGATGATATATACGATAATTACCTAGCTGATGAGGGAGTGGGGATTGGGAGCATTGAGGCAGGTCCGGTTGTAGTTGAGGCGAAATTCAATTATGTTAGGGTCTCGGATGCTTTCGATAAACTGGCTACGAGAGCAAACAAGATTTGGTATATCGATGAAGAGAATGACCTGTACTTTGTGGATCGCGGTGTTACTCCTGCGCCTTGGGATGCTACTGGACTAGATATGATCAGGAAGTCCTCTAAGATGAATTACGGTAACTCGATGTACCGCAACCGTCAATATGTCCGAGGTGGCAGGGATATTACTGGACCACAGACAGAGAATTTTACCGGCGATGCTTTCGCTGTATCCTTTACTGTTGGGTATCCGATTAACCAAGTCCCTGCAGTAACCGTTGGTGGATTAGCTCAGACAGTAGGAATCAAGGGGCTAGACACTACCTATGATTGTTATTGGTCGAAAGGCGACCCAGTTATTGTATTTGATGGTGGCTCTATTCCAGCGGCCTTAGCAGCAATCGTAATTGATTATGTCGGGCAATATGATGTTTTAGTCCTAGTAACCGATGGGGTGGAAATAGCAGCTCAAAAAGCCATTGAGGGCGGAACCACTACCGGATATGTCGAAGATATAAGCGATGAAACGGTCCTTGACGATAGGGATGCTTTGTTAGATTCCGGCAAGGCACAGCTCGAAAAGTACGGCCAGGGCAGAACTAGAATCTTTTTTAAGACGGTACGGCTAGGGTTAAGACCTGGAATGACTCAGCAAGTAACCGTCTCTAAGTATGGCCTGGATGCAGAAATGCTTATCGAGTCCGTAGAATATATGGGCAGGGGGCAGCATTTAGTTCATGGCGTAACAGCCATCATCGGACCGGAAGAAGGCAGTTGGGCTAAGTATTTCAAGGATTTAGGGTCTCAAAAGGACGAGGTAATTGACCGGCTGAATGTAGGCTCTGATCAGATTTTGATTATTCTGAGTGATGAGTATGAGACATGGGAGTGGACGGAAGACATTGATTATGCACCTTACGCCTGCCCTGTAGTTGCCTTAGATTTGTGGCCTGCATTAACTTTGTATCCATGTTAGGAGTAGAATGAAACAAACCTTTCATATAGAAACTAATATTAAGATTACTGTCCTTGACCTTAACGGGAATATAAAAGACATAGTTGAGTTCCCTAATCTAATAACTACAGATGGTTTGAACATGGTAAGGGACGGGCTCTATGGGGTCGGCGGTGCTCAAGACCTTGAAGTTAAAGTCTTAGCTGTAGGGGATGATAACACCGCACCGGTGGTTGGCGATTCAACCTTAGTGAACGAGACATGGAGAAAGGCCAGGACATCACAGTCTAAACCAGCTGATGGGCAAACAAGATATGTCCAGTATGTCGATCCTACAGAAGCAAACTTTGCTGATATTGGACGGATTGAAGAGATAGGGTGGTTTGCTGGGGATTTGGTGAATGCTGCTACACCAGCCGGAGCCGATACAGGGATAATGATTTCAAGGGTTTTATATTCTAGGGCTAAGACAGCGTTAGAATCATTGCAAATAGAAAGAGTGGATACCTTCGTGGAGGGTTAATATGCCATACGCAGTTACAGTCTGGGTTAATGGTGGAGCACCGGCATTAAGCAAAGCTAACTTAGATAATCTTGAAACTCAATATGATAGTGCTATGGGGGATATAATTCACCACATATTAAAGACTGCCAATGAGACTGTCAATAATAGTGTTGTTTTACAGAATGATAATGAATTAGTTATTGCCGTAGCCGCTAACGAGGTGCTATTAATAGACCTACTAATCTATTATGTTTCTGATGCAGCTCAGGATTTTAAGTTTGCCTTTACTGTTCCAGTGGCAGCGACTTTAACGGGAATAACGGCACTTGGGACTACTGGTGGATATAATTATAATGACGATATGACTGGTGCCCATGCTAGGGCAGTCGCTAATGCTAACGATAAATACATCCATTATTTAATGCACTATATAGGTGGGGTTAATGCCGGGAATGTTCAACTTCAATGGGCGCAGAATGCTGCGGTTGTGGCTGATACAATCGTCTATGCAGGCTCATATATGATTGGCTTTAAGCCAGCTACGTTATAAGGAGTAAGAGATGCAATATGATTATACCTATAGAGACTTAAAAGATAGAAAGGTTAAAGTAGACAAAGCTGAGGCTAAAGGCTACTCAATGATTCTGGACACCTTTAATAGTGATTGGAAGGTAGGAGAGGAACCTAGAGGGGTGATGGTGTTTACCGATGAACCAAGAAACGCTCCTATCCAGCCAGAGACACCAATAGAAGCAAGGATAACTAAATTAGAGCAACGAGTTAATGACCTAGAGATTAGTCCCAAAGGAGTGTGATATGTGTTTGAAAGGATTGTTTAGTAAGAAAAGCGGAGTAGAACAACCGTCACCCGGGAACTGGGTTAAGAGAGAACAGATTGAATATGATGCAGGGTTGAAACGACTGTGTATCGACCTAGACCCAAACATAAAGATATTCGATATAGCCGACACTAACTCAATGGACGGGCTCTTAGATATAGGCCATAACGTCATTGCTACAGATAGTTTTGACTTCTCTAAACTAATAGTAGGGGATATCGTAGTCTATCAGGCTGGGACTACCTTAATTGTTCACCGTATAGTAGAGATTAAGACAGACAATGCAGGCAGGATTTATCGCTGTAAAGGTGATAACAACGCTACCATAGATCCATACTATCTTAGAGACCTGAATATCAGGTTCCTTGTATTGGGGGTTATATACTAATGAAGCCGAGCGAAAGAGACGATTTATTGATAAGACTGGACGAGAGATCAAGGAATACATATCATTTAGTTGAGACGCTAGAACAACATAACCGAGAGCAGAATGGAACCATCCAAACCTTGATAGGTAACTGTAAGACTAATACTGTCTGGCGTAAAATCATTATAGGTGTAGGAACTCCGGGATTGATTGCCTTGATTTCCTACTTGGTGATATGTGCCCAAAGCGCACACTAAGCACGCTATCGTCAAGCTAATACTTTCCCACTGTCATTATTGTAAAGATAAGCCATGCCAATACAACTATGTCTGCCCTTTACTTGTAAAGACTGTGGATAAAATAGATAGCATATATACAAAAACATAACAATAGATACGACTGGGTTAGATTAGGAGGGCTTAACGGCTCTCCTCTTTTTTTATTCCCTCTCAATGGCTCTCAATGGACTTTACAGTGTGGGGGAAATAGTTTATTATATGGGTACAAGTTAGGAGGGTAGAAATGAGAGTACAATGGATACCCAAGCTAGAGAAGTACCAAATCAAGATTAATGGGAACCCAGAGAAAACGGTAACAGAAAAGGAAGTCAAGATATTACTGTGGGACTTATTAGGGTATGAGCCAAATCTAACCTGGCTCAAGGATCGACCTGATATAAGTCATCTATTTGGAGGTAAAAGGAAATGAAACAATTAACAATGAATCTGGACACGGAAAGGCACGCTTGGGGTAATCTTTCCAACCTAACAACAGCTCTAATCTGGGCCAAATATGGCTATTGGCATGAAGGGTACGGACCACCAGAATGGTATGACGATGAGCTTAATCTTGCCGAGACCATAGCAGGTATTGTCCAGCCTCCAGACGTGCGTTATAAAGTAACATTTAACTCTGTCACCCACGCCGAGACTGAGGGCGATTTCCGTTGCTGGGATGAAGCCAATAAATGGGTCGAACCTTGGGCTGTGGGCTTCCGTTTTAAGAGTAAGGAATCAGCACTTCAAAACTATCAAAGGGAATATCTCAACCACAAACACTTGCATGAAGGAGTAATCAACGCCCTGTTACATTACAAAAATACCGGCGAACCGGTAGAGCCTGATTGGTTGCCTCAAGGCAAAACTAATTTCCATTGGCTTAGGAAGGAATACAAGCCAGAAAACTATACAGGATTTCGTAGGATAGTAAGGAGTAAGAAATGAA